TCAATGACATTGTGTGGAAGGCACAACTCATCATTTTCATTTCTTACAAAATAACTATCAATGCTTTCCTCGTCTTTTGTTGCTTCCTCGTCTTTTAAATTAATGCCTGCTTTTGAGTGATCTAGTAGAGCATCTTTAATTGCTCGAGTAGTTCTAGTTTCAAAAGATGGTGATTTTGCTTTTGAACTATCATACTTTGCAAGATCATAAATAATATTTCTTATGCCTTCCATGTTAATACCAATATCAAGTTTATTTTTATCATCAGCTAAAAAATTTCTTAATGCTTTTGATAATCTTCTTACATCAGAATTTTGCCTCTTATCTTCTGATTTGCTCGCCTTTAAAACTTCGCTTACTATTGTTTGAAGTTCTTTTTTTGTTTGTGTTTGTAGTTCCATAATATTTTTATCCTTTCTCGATAAATAATTAATTACTTCATTAAATCAAATTATGACGCTTAAATCAAATTATATATTTGAATAACACGCGTTATTCGTAATGCGTTTTTTGCATATACTATATATAGACCAAGAAAACACTAGATATAGTGTGTTGCATTTTTGCAACAGTTTACACCAACTCTGACCAAGAATTGTTGCATTTTTGCAACACTATATTTTTCAACACTTTTAAAAATCTATTTAAAATTTTTTAAAAATTAAAAAATATGAAACCGTAGTGTCTGCAAAGCAAAGCAAAGCTATTTATATTTCTTGGTGCTCGTTAGATTTTATTCTTAAATGCGTGGTAAGCCCACTCCCTATCTTTTGGTTCGTATTCTGTTTCAACAAACTTTCTGATGTGATCTTCATTATGTTTACTGCTATTATAGATATAGTTAAAAATATCAGCAAATCTTTTAATATGTGTAAGTGCATGTTTCATTTCTATCCTCCATTTACTATTAGCATTATACAATAAACTGCTGATTTTACTAGTGTTTTTATTAGACAACAGACTTGCTCGTTTGACATAAGAGCTGCACTTTGGTATTATTATATAAGAATCAAGAAAGGACAAAATTATGACAGATGTTGTAATGATACAAGATCGACACAGTAAGCGTGTTGTCTTTCAGGCAAAGACTGAACAAGCAATTAAATTTATTTCTAATGGTCTTATGCCTAAGTACAAAGGTGAGCAAAGAGATATAAACAAATCTCTTGCTTATAATTTCTATTGCCAACTTGTAAACAATGACTTCAAGGTTGTTGTGTGCCAAGTAGTGCGAGGAGGTCAATATCATGGAACTGCATAATATAGGAGATACTTGTGTTGATTGTAGACAAGATACTTCTTTTGGTAGTGGTAGATTTGTCAATAGATATCCTGTCGAAACTGATACAGAAGAAGGATATCGTTGCGATCAATGTGAGCAGGAAATACTAAAAGAGTGTAATGTAATCTGCACAAGTTGTGAAACAGATTATGGTAAAGGTAATACTGTATGCCCTCATTGTGGGCATCACGAAAGACGACCTTATGAGTCCTAATCTTATAATAATCAATCTGATTTGCATTACCATTGTAGTAATGCTATTATGGAATCTACACTCATTTAATTTAATATAGAAAGGTAAGAACATGAGTAAAACTAAAGATCATCTTATAGATGAAACAGAGAAGCAAGTGTCTATGATTGAGCAAGGTGCTGTTGAAGCAGTACAAGATGCCATAGATAATATAACGACTGCTAGCACTAAATTGCTAATCAGCCTAAATGACAGCAACAAAATAATGTTGCCTTTGATTGGTGATGAGTTTGATACGCATGACAAAGTAGCTTTGAATCAAAGAGTCAAAGGTTATATGAAGAATATATTGGAGGGTACATATGGCACTAGATCAATCCAAAAAGTCTAGATTGGAAAGACCATTTACTAGTCAAGATCTCAGAGATTTTATTGGCAGTGATAGATTTTGGGCAGTCTTTGAAAAGCAAGACGGCTCCAAAAGAAAAATTCTATGCGACTTCAAACCACGAAGTCGCTACAAAGACGCTCATGGCAAGTGGCGTAAGATTAAAAACAAAAGAGAGAAGTCTGACTTTGAGATAGCAAACTTCCTCAATGTATACGATATTGAAAACTATGGTTATCGTAAAATAAATTTAGGCACTTTGTACTATATCAGAATTAGGAATAATAAATTCCTGGTAAAATCTACTGTTGAAAGTAGACTTGATTACAAAGAGCCTGAGGTAGAACTAGAACACCTACCTTAAAAGTTTCTTCTCGTTCTTTATTGTCTCCTCCTTACTCGAGAAGAATAAGCCCTCGGAAAGCCTTGCTTTTCGGGGGTTTTTTTATTTGACCTACCCTTATTTATTTGATAATATATAATCATGATTACAGAAAAACAAGTAGAAGAAACTGTTTCCAATCTAGGTTTAGGCATAGAATGGGAAGGTGAGCCTATTACTACATTGCGTGAGGTACTCTGTCATCTTATGCATTACTGTAGAAAGATAGGCTTAGACTGGGATTTTGAAAAGTTCTGTGCTGAAAGTACTTTCAGACAACAGGTAAATCCTATATACAATAATCCAAAGCAACTAAGTTTGTTTTAGAAAGGATACGCATGAATGCTGATATACACTACACTCTCAATGACGCAGCTATTGAGAGAGTATTTGGTAAGCAAGAGGACGATCAGAAGCTAAAATTATATAGTGCCTTGATCGGTTTATCGAATGAGATAATTGAGCCACCTTCTCGAGAGAGTAAGCTAGCCATAACTATTGGTGCATTAAAAACATTTAAAAAAGATCTTCCCTATACTAGGAAGCAAGTGTTTAATGTATTACGAGAAAACAAAATATATTTAGAAAGGAAAGGTAATGCCAGAAAAACAACTATTGCCACGAACAAAGATCACAATAGATAATGTACTCGAAAGTGGGTACATTGAATGGGGTGATATCCAAGCAACAGGAGTCAATCTTTATGATACAGTTAAACCCTTTAGGCATATCATAGTTAGATTGCTGACTGATACAAATTTAAAATATGGATATTGGGATAAGATACCAGCTCTACCAAAAATGGGTAGATAAATACAGGGGCGTGTAAAACACACGCCCTGCAAAACCGTAGTGAGGACAAATGGACATACAAATTAATGAAGAAGAAAAGTGTGTAAATCTAACAGAAGCAGTATTTAATAAATACATGAAACATTTAGTACAAGATAAATATAAAGATTTTAAAACCTGGCAGAGAAAATTCAAAGACAATCAAATTGTGTTAGTAAAAAGCAAAGTCACGAAAAAGTGGACATATTGGACTTCATTCGAAGTGCCGAAAGCAAAGGACTTTATTTGACATAAGGCTCCCTTTATAGTATTATTAAAGAATATTAACAATCATTATATCTAAGGCTGCCTCGAAAGGGGTTTCTCAGTATAACACGAAAGGAGGATTTGTCAAGTGGAAACATTTATTGCTATTATCGTATTAGCGATTATTGCTCTATTGATATTCACAAAGTCATGAACATAAAACAAGCATATGAAATAATTGGAAGTCTAGGCAAACCTAGTAAGATGCCAGGATTTGCCTATGGTACTCCTGCTGAACTATGTAAGACAGGATCAAAGTTAAGAAAAGATCCTAGATCTGTATGTCATAAATGCTATGCTATGAAAAGTTTTTACATGTTTAGTAATGTAAAACCTGCATTCTATAAACGCTTCAAAGCAATGAAGCACCCTCGATTTGTCGAGGCTATGACATTAGTAATCAAAAGCAAAACAAAGCAAACCAAATATTTTAGATGGAAAGACAGCGGGGATATTGACAGCTTATCGGAACTAGAAAGAATAGTTCAAGTATGTCAAAACACACCAGAGGTAAGGCATTGGCTACCTACTAGAGAAGTGAAGATGGTTTCTGACTATCTTAAAATATATAAATCTTTTCCTAGTAATCTTGTAGTCAGGGCATCATCACCAATGGTCAATGGAGAGCCATTACCAGGATTTCCCAATACTTCAACAGTACATAGTAAAGGTAAAAAATGGTATGGTAAGAAATGTATCGCATACAAACAAGGCAACGAATGTAAAGACTGTCGTGCTTGTTGGGATACAAAAATCAAGAACGTAAGTTACAAGCAACATTAGGCATTTGACCTAACGATTTGCTTGTGGTATTATTAACTAACAATGAAAGGAGCCAACTATGGCAAAAACACTACTAAACAAAGATAGTAGAGCGATACTACTAAACTTTGCAAAGGCTAAAATAGCCACTACTGATACTGCTGAAAAGTCAGTATATTTAGAAGCAAGACAAAAATACTTCGATTCTTTTGAGCCGATCAAAACATTTGTTTCACAGATTGTGAAAGATCTCTATCCAAAAAAAGATATCGAGGTATTACAAAAGTATAATCTCAAAGACAAAGAGTCATGCTTTTGGTTTAAAGAAGATGCAGATGCTGAACGAGAGGTGTATGTTAGCATGCCACCAAAAGGTTGTAATGAAACAGGACATCACTCCTACTATGGTGGTAGGCATGACAACAATCATGTAGGTTTACCCAAAGGTGCAGACTCTCGTATCATGATGTTTCATGATGAGATGGTAAGTTCAGGTGTAGATATATCTAACTACCTTAGTTATCGAAACAATAATGGTAGGAACACAGAAGGTAAGAGAATGTCTTACAGCGATCAATCTAACATCAGAGATAAGGTAATGAAACAAGGCACAGATTTGTTTTATGACAATGTTTCTTTTGATGGTATGGAGTTTGATGTTGCTTATAGCAAGCATAGCTGTCACTCAAGGGCAAGATTGATTACATCTAATATGATAGACTTGCTCATGGATAATGTCCAATGCTTTGAAAGACTTCAGATAGCTTTTGATCAGATGCAAAAGTCAAGAGAGTCTTTAGTTTCTGCATACAAAGGTCTGATTATGGGATCAAGGCACTTCGAAACCTTACTAGAAACTTGGCCTGAGGCAACAGAGATGTCAATGGATATTGGTCGTAAAGGTCAAACTGCTATCAGTATTGTATCTCAAGATGCTATTGATCTTATCAAGCAAGATCAGATGAAGCGTAAAGCACAAGACATGGTCGGTGTTGTTGCATCAGGAGTTGCTAGTGTACATAACTAGTAGAAATGATGGTGGCGGGTTTGAATATCAACACGCTAGTGATATTAAAATCAACACATTAGAGTTCACTTTCGATCAGATAGAGTCAGCCTGGCATCAGTCAGGCGACTCAGGTCAGTTGTGGCAATTATCAATTATTAAAGATGCGTATACATATCATGGCGTACACTTATCTGTAACAAATTGGTTTAAACTTGTCAGTTATGAGATGCAAAGATTGAGAGAAGGGCAAGATCCCCAAGTCTATGTGGCAATCAAAAAGTCGAAACACTTTTGGGTTGTTGCTTCTGAATGTATCCCTCCCTTTCCTCCAACTAGATTGACTTATGATTCAGATAGACCTCACCATAATCGCTATGGTAAACAGACTGTTCGAAATGCTATTATATGATTTGGGAACGCAAAGTTAAACTTGCTGAGATCATACGAAATCGGCACCCTTCTACTGAGTATGAACGCTCAGTAGCAAAGGGTGTGCCAATAAAATATCTCAAACTATTTCAAGAAATCTTTGTAGCTGCCAAAGGCAGATCTCTGTATGTTTACAGATTCAGAGGCAAAAGTAAACCAAGATATCCTAGACACCCAAGTTATGTCCATAGAGATATGGCAGATACTTTTGCTGTGTACCCAAAGTCTAGACCATTTTGGCGAAAATAATTTAAAAGTTCCCTTTGGGAAATACGCCCAAGAGCCTTATCCTTTCGGCTCTTGGGTTTTTTTATGTCTATTTGACAAATGATATATATTTGATATACTCCCCTGTTATGAATTACAACCAACAACTCACAGTCATAAAAACTTTAATACCTCAAGGTGAAGTGGACACTAGGATTGACTGCCCTTTCTGCCACAATTCCCAAACATTAAAAATCACAAGAGAGCAATCAGAATTAAAATGGTATTGTTTTCATGCGTCATGCTCTGCCAAAGGTACACATCAAGGTGAGATGACAATGCAACAGGTATACGAAACCGTAGTGACAAAAAATAAAGAAAACAAAGTTAAGGAATTTATAATGCCAAGCAGCTTTATGTCTATTTTATCTGAGCCTAAATGCTATGACTATTTAAAAAATAATAATTGTTTAAAAGCAAAACAAAAAGCAAAGGCAAGTTTCATGTATGATGTTAAACAACATAGAGTTGTGTTTCTAATAAAAAACAAAGAAAAGGTTTTAGGTGCAGTCGGTAGAGCCTTGACTTCAAAAATATATCCTAAATGGTATATGTATGGTGGCAAGACTTACCCTTTCATTTGTGGTGATAGTGACACAGCAATCCTGGTAGAGGATTGTGCAAGTGCGTGTGCTGTGTCAGGAGTATACACAGGAGTTGCGTTGATGGGTACAAGTTTACCAGAAAGTTATATACCGATAATAAAAGAAAAGTTTAAGAGAGTTATAGTTGCATTGGACCGGGATGCAACAACCAAGTCATTTGACATAAGCGAGAAACTAAAGTATTATATACCTACAGAAGTTAGAATACTAAATGAAGATCTTAAGTATTTTGACGAACAAAAAATTATAGGAGTATTACGATGAATATATTTTTTCTAGATAAAAATCCACAGAAAGCTGCAGAGTATCTATGCGATAAACATGTACCAAAAATGTTATTAGAGTCTTCACAAATGCTATCGACTGCAGTTCAAAGACACTTAGGCACTATCGAAGATCTATACAAACCTGCCTATCCTAAACATCCTATGACTATTTGGGTTGGCGAAAGTCAAGGAAACTTTAATTGGGCACTAAGAAACGCCTTATTTATCAACAAAGAATACGAAAAAAGATTTCACAAAAACCATAAATCAATGCGTGTAATTAATTATATTATGTATTGGGCATTCCATTATGATATACCTGGTGGTTCAATGAAAGCACCACCTCAATGTATGCCTGACGAATACAAAGCAAACGATTATGTTGTTGCGTACAGAAAATATTATATGGCAGATAAATCTTACTTTGCTAAATGGTCTAAAGGTACAGGCTCACCTTATTGGTGGAAACATGATTGGTTGAAAAATGCTTAGACCTTTCTTGACAGACGAAAGCACACATGTTATGACTAATTATATTTATGCTTATTTAAAAGATAAGCCGAAAACAAAGAAAAACATCCGTGATGCACTATTGCTAGCACAGACTTCAATAGTTAATCATGTGAGAAAGGGTACAATTGATAAAAAATAAAGATAAAAAATGGTCAGAAGATCATTTGATAATAGAAGTAGAAGGTCTTAGTAAAAAACAGAAAGACGAACTAAGAGATAAGATTATGGAAAAGGTAAGTAAAAAATTTGGAAAGGTAAAGAATGACAAAAAGTAAAGTCAATGTTCTATCACTGTTTGACGGAATGTCTTGTGGTCAGATAGCCTTAAAAAATTTAGGCATCGAAGTAGGAAAGTATTATGCATCTGAGATAGATAAATATGCTATGAGCATAGCAAAGAAAAATTTTCCTGATATAATTCATGTAGGTGATGTTACTAAGCTAGATGCAACAAACCTAGATATAGATCTATTGATTGGAGGATCTCCCTGTCAGGGATTTTCTTTTGCAGGCAAGCAGCTAAAGTTTGACGATCCAAGAAGTAAATTATTTTTTGAGTTTGTTAGAATAAAAGAAGAAACAAAGCCAAGATGGTTCTTGTTAGAAAATGTAAAGATGAAACAAGATGCTCAAGATATTATATCTAAATATATGGGAGTAAAACCAATAGAGATAAATTCAAGTCTATTGTCTGCACAAAGTAGAAGAAGATTATATTGGACTAATATACCTTTTGATAAAGATATCGAAGACAAAGGAATATTGTTAAAAGATATTTTAGATACAGAAACAAATGAAGCTGCAGTTCCTATCAACGAAAGAAACGCCAGGCATTTCAGAAGAACAGATCAAAAAGGTTTATGTATGACTGCTACAATGTACAAAGGTGCAGGTAATAATGGATGTACCCTGGTTGGAATGGCCACAGATATAAATGGACACGATATTCTAAAAAGAATATACAGCCCTGATGGTAAAGCACCTACATTAAATAGCATGGGTGGGGGTAATCGTGAACCAAAGGTTGATATAACAGGAGGTGCATTTAGAGGTAGATATAAAGATAATGGCTTGACACAACAGCAATTAGAGGTTAGAAACGATGGTAAAACTAATACTTTGACTACAGTCCAGAAAGATAATGTTGTGGTGAATCAAGATAGATGGAGAAAACTAACAGTCACAGAATGCGAAAGATTACAAACTGTTCCTGTTGGTTATACAGATGGTGTATCAAATACGCAAAGATATAAGATGCTAGGCAATGGGTGGACAGTAGATGTTATTTCACATATATTCAAAGGCATGATTATATGAACATGGCATTCAAGTCTTGGATTATGGATAAACAATTGGAGGAGGAAGAGGAGCAGCTAATGAAAAAAGAAGCCGAAAGCAAAGATAAAGTAAAGAAAGAAAAGAAAAAGTGCCTCACTTGTAATAGCCCTTTCGAAAGCAAAGGAAAGTTTAATAGGGTTTGCAATGATTGCAAAAGAACAGAATACTGGGGCACAGGAAATGACTACAGGGTGATTGTATAATGATAGAAAAAGAACTAATAAAATTGCTACTTAAAAAAGATTTTTATACAAAAAACAAAGCAAAGTTATCTAAAGAATTATTTACTAATGGCACAGGCGATTTATATAATACTATTGCTAGGGCACATAATGATTCTGATAATGATTTAAGTTTAAATGAAGTATCTACACTATATACGGATGTAGATAATCCAGCTCTTACTAGAGTTGCAAAACAAAATTTTCAATCTTTGATTGAGGATATCCAGGATGCATCTTTACCGAATGAAAAGATAGCTAGCAACATATTAGAGTCGCTACATAAGCGAAGACAAGCAAATAGAATTGCAGTGTTAGCTACTGAAATCTATAATGGTAAAGATGCAGATTTTTCTGAGATAAAAAAATGTTTAGAAACTTCTATAGATGATGTAGGAGATGACTATGAATATATTACCTCTGATGTGGGCGAGTTAGTTGAACAATTGAAGGACAACACAAGATTTAAATTTAACCTGAAACCTCTGCAAGAACGGGTGCATGGCGTAGGTGATGGTAATCTTGTGATTATTTTTGCTCGCCCCGAAAGTGGGAAGACTGCTTTTTGGGTCAATCTCATTGCAGGAGAAAATGGTTTTGCATCACAAGGTGCAAAAGTCTGTGCTTTAATAAATGAAGAGCCTGCCGTTAGAACACAGATGAGGTTAATCAATGCACATACAGGTATGACATTTGATGAAATCAAACAAGACACTGCCCTGGCAAACAAGCGATGGGCAGAAGTCAAAAAAAATGTTAAGATACTTGATACTGTGGATTGGGATTTAGCTAAAGTAGACGAGTTAGTAGCGAAAGAAAAGCCTGATATAATAGTAATAGACCAACTAGATAAAGTTGGAGTCGCAGGAAACTTTGCTCGTACTGACGAAAAACTTAGGGCTATATATACAGGTGCTAGGGAGATTGCAAAAAGAAATAGTTGTTGTGTTATAGCAATCTCTCAGGCATCTGCAGATGCACAAGGTAAGCTTGACATAACCTTTGATATGATGGAGAATAGCAGAACAGGTAAAGCTGCAGAAGCAGATATCATTATTGGTGTTGGCTATAGAGATAAGGTAGATATGGATAAGAACTTACGAGGATTAAATATAACTAAGAATAAAATCACAGGTTGGCATGGCATGATACCCTGTATGATTGTGCCAGAATTGTCGAGGTATGAAGAATGATAACAACATTTGATGTAGAGACTAGCTTTCAAGTTACAGAAGAAGGTAAACTAGATCCTTCTTCTAAGAATCCTAATAATTTTTTAATATCTATGGGATTGAATGATGAGTATATATTTTTTAAACATAGGGATTATCGTGGCACGCCTGACAGAAAAGCAGTACAAGATATATTAGATAAAACTACTTTGTTAGTAGGCCACAATATTAAGTTTGATTTAATTTGGCTATGGGAGTCTGGGTTTACCTATACAGGCAGAGTGTATGACACAATGGTGGGTGAGTATCTTTTAAACAGAGGTTTGAAGACAAGTTTAAAATTAAAAGATTGTTGTATGAGAAGAAGCGTCACACAAAAATCAGATTTGATGGATGGGTTTATAAAAAACAAAACTTCATTTGAAAATGTACCTATCAAAATGCTAGAAGAGTATGGCAGGTTTGATATCAAATCTACACGATCTTTATTTGATGCACAGATTAAACAATTTAAAATACCAAGAAATAAACAGCTAATTAAAACTGTAAAGATGATGTGTGAGTTTTTAGTTGTCTTAGCAAAAATGGAAAACAATGGTATTTTTATTGATAATCAAGCACTTTTGCAGGTTGAAAAAGACTTTCAAGAAGAGCATGATAAGTTAAGAGTAGAGTTAGATGAGATAATTTATGAGAAGATGGGGGATACTTCTATCAATCCCTCTAGTCCAGAACAATTATCTTGGTTGATCTATGGTGCTAAAGTCACAGACAAAAAGAAATGGTCAGTGCAATTTAATTTAGGTATAGATAAGATTACAAAGAAACCAAAGAAAAGATTCCCATACTCTAAATTAGAATTAAAAAAGATATGCCAAATGTTTTTATGCCCAATATATAAAACAAAGGCAGAGCAGTGCAGCTCTTGTAATGGCAAAGGCCATGTACAAAAAATCAAAGTAAATGGAGAGCCTTTTAAAAATTTAAGTAAGTGTGCTGATTGTTCTGCAAAAGGTTTTGTCTATATAAATACAAAAGAACGAGCAGGATTTGGTGTTACTGCAGATTCTTATGTAGATGCTGCAGAGGGTGGTTTTAAAACTGATAAAGGTACATTGTTAAAGATAGGTGCTAAAGGAGATCAAGAGTTAAGAAACTTTGTAGAAAAGATATCCAGGTATAATGCATTAGATACTTATTTAAAAACTTTTGTTGAAGGTATTAAGAAACATAAAACAGAAGTTAATTACTTATATCCAAACTTTATGCAATGTATTACCACAACAGGCAGATTGTCTAGTCGTGATCCTAACTTCCAAAATCAACCAAGAGGTGGTACATTCCCTATAAGAAAAGTTATAAGATCAAGATTTGAGAATGGTAAAATTATGGAAATAGACTTTGCACAATTAGAATTTAGAGTTGCTGTCTTTCTTTCAAAAGATAAGCAAGGATTACAGGATATACTAGATGGTGTTGATGTTCACCAATTTACTGCTGATACTATTGGATGCGATAGGCAAAATGCAAAGGCACATACATTTAAACCTTTGTATGGCGGTATGTCTGGTACTGAAGAAGAGAAGAGGTACTACACAGCATTCTTAAAAAAATATCCTGATATAAAAGTTTGGCATGATAAGCTGCAAGATCAAGCAATACGGCATAAAGTCGTGACGCTACCTTCAGGTAGACAATACGCTTTTCCAAATGCAGAACGCATGCCATGGGGTGGCTCAAGCTTTTCAACACAGATAAAAAACTATCCTGTGCAGGGCTTCGCCACTGCTGACATTGTTCCTCTAGCGTGTATCCTTTCTCAAAAATTGCTAGAGGACAATGGCACAAAGAGCATCTTAATCAATACTGTACATGACTCCATAGTAGCTGATGTTTTTCCTGGTGAGGAAAGAGTAGTAGCTGATTGTTTAAAAAATGGTTGTCTTGGTGTTGTTGATAAAATGAGAGAAATGTATGGTGTTGATTTTGATGTTCCACTAGATGTAGAAATAAAGGCAGGATCTAATTGGTTAGATACCTCTGTTTTTGTTTGACAAATTTAATATATATGGTAATATATTATTATAAATAAGCACAGGAGGTGCAGAATGAGTAATGAAGTACAAGCGTTTCATAATTTAAGTACAGAAGAAATTATGAAATTAACAGGGCAAGATGACGGATCTCAAATGGGTTCCGGGACTCTGCCTAGATTGACTATAAATAGAGCTGCTGAAGATGATGATGGCAATGCCTTAAGAGCAGGGGTGTATACTATTTATGACCCTGAATCAGAGGACAAGGTGTATGGTTTGAAAGATAAGCCTGCACAATTTAGGCCATTTATAAATGCATATCAGTATATGGAGTATGATGCTGCTGATAATAAATACGCATCAACATCAGTAATCTTTAAGTCCTGGAAAGACGAACCTATAGATACCAAAGGTGGAGTTAGATGTGGTAAAGTTATTGGTAAAGATAAAGAGCAATTAACTGATGCTGAGATAGACGCACAAAAAAATATCAAGTGCTATAGACTTGTGTATGGTTTGCTAAGTATGGAATGTACAAAAGCAAATGGTGATGCTACAGCAGTTAAAGAAATGCCTGTTCTTTGGAGAGTCACAGGTATGAACTTTAAACCTATAGGTGAAACACTAAAGGGTTTAAAAGGTAGAAATAGTTTGATGTTTAATCATGTATTAAATCTTTCTAGCAAAAGAAAAAAGAATGGTGATAACATATTCTACATAGCTTCTATAGGTGTTGATGATAAGCAAGTAGAGTTTTCTAAAAAGGATTTAGAACATATGGATATGTTTAATGATCTTATAAATGAAGAAAACTTAAAAGTATCAGAGCAATGGAAGCAAGCCAATGCTACTACTAAAAGTGATGCAGATAGTGCTAAAATAGTTGAGGCTGTTACTGAAGATAGTCCAGAAGAGTTCTTAGCTACTTAATGTCTTCTATTTTAAATAGAGTACAAATGCTCCTCACAGAGGCTAATAAAGCCTCTGTGGACATATCTAGCCAAATTGTCAATGAATTTGGTGAGGCATGTAAAGAAGCTTTTAAAAAACAATTTACCGATATTAGGGAGAATAAATTTAGAATAAGAATGTCTAGTATTGGCAGACCTTTATGCCAATTACAAATGGAAAAGTCAGGTGCAGAGCCTGAGACTATGCCTTATAATACTAAGATGAGAAACTTGTTCGGTGATCTTATAGAAGCTTCTGCAGTTGCTATAATGAAAGCTGCAGGTATACGCATAGAAGATTTACAAAAAGAAGTTAAATTAAAGTTGGGTAAAAATACTATCAAGGGTACATATGATGTTAAAATACAGAATAAAATTTGGGATATAAAGAGTGCATCACCTTGGGCATTTGATAATAAATTTAGTGACGAGGGAGGGTTTGATGCGATTTTAAAACAAGATACTTTTGGATATGTATCTCAAGGATATTTATATTCTAAGTCAGAAGATACAGACTTTGGTGGCTGGATAGCTATCAATAAATCTACAGGAGAGTGGGCTATTACTGAAACTCCTTTGTCTGATGAAAAGCATTCTAAAGATGCTATAGAACTAGCACAAAAAAATATAGAAGCTTTAGAATCAAATGCACCATTCAAAAGACTTTTTGAAGATCAAGAAGAAACTTTTAATAGAAAGACTACAGGTAATAGAACTCTAGGATTAGAGTGTAGATTTTGTGCATACAAGAAACCTTGTTGGGGTGCTGAGCTGCAATACTTACCGCAACAACAATCAAAAGCACTAAATCCTAAATGGGTTTGGTATACTAAGGTAAACAATCCTAGGGAGGAAAATGAAAACCAGGAGTAGAAAAGCAAAAGGTAGAAGGCTACAAAATTGGGTAAAAGAAAAATTGCTTGAGTCTTTTCCTGGATTAACAGAAGATGATGTGGCAGGTGCTGTTATGGGAGAGTCTGGTGTTGATATAAAGTTATCTACAAAGGCAAAAGAACTTATACCTTATTGTATTGAGTGTAAGAATAAAGAAACTCTTAAGGGTATCTATGATATTATGTCTCAAGCAAATAGTCACAGAAAAAAAGATGAGACTGCAATAGCAGTCATAAAGATGAATCAGCATGAGCCTTTAGTTGTAGTTAATGCAGAACATTTTATTTATTTAATAAAGGAGAAGCATGCCTGATAAAAAGAAACTACCTATTTTTATTTCAATAGATCCTACTGACGAAGGATATGAATGTAACGTACTGCCACCTACTAATATGCCTAAAGTAGAAAATTATGCAGTAGCACTAACAATGGCATATGGTATGGTCAAAGCAGCTATAGATGATCCTAATTGGATTTTTGAATATGGCATTGATGCTATGCACGAACAAAAAGATAAGCATAGTATTAGCTTTGATGAGATACTAAAACGTAGAAGGGAGAAATTACACTAATGACTACGCATTTAATTATACCAGATCCTCATGTAAAAATGGGTGTAAGTAATGATAGGTTTATTTGGGCAGCTAAGTTTGCTAATGAGGTAAAGCCTGATGTTATAATATGCCTGGGAGATTGGGTAAATATGGATTCCTTATCACATTTTGATAGAGGAAAGAAAGCTTTCGAGGGGAGAAGATATAGTAGGGAGATAGATCATGCAGAAGAAGCACTGCATAATTTTAACAAACATTTAAAAGTTAAGAAATGTAAAAAGATAATGTTGGAGGGTAACCATGAATATAGAATAACTAAATTTGTTGAAGACAATCCAGAGTTGGATGGTAAACTAAGCGTAAGTGACATACCTTTTGAAGAGTATGGATGGGAGGTTCATGAATATGAAAGGATAATAGAGGTAGATGGTATATTATATTGCCATAATATAGCGAGTGGTGTGATGGGTAAACCTATTAGTGGAGATTATGTAGCTTCTAACTTATTGAAAAAGAACTTTCAATCAGCTACTGTAGGGCATTCGCATTTATTTGATTATGCAATCAGATCTATGCATAATGGTAGAAAGATTATGGGATTAAATGCAGGATGCTATTTACATCATAGAGAACCTTTTGCTAAAGCTTCACAACGATTGTGGTGGAGTGGACTAATAGTAAAAAGAAACGTAGACAAAGGTGAATACGATTTAGAAACAATAAATATTA